GATATGGCTTAACAGGTACATTAGATGGTACACAAACACATAAGCTTGTCCTCGAAGGTTTGTTTGGACCACATAAGAATATCACAACAAGTAAAGAGTTAATTGATCGTGGAGATCTTGCCAATATATCGATTGATATATTATTACTTAAACATAAAGATGAGCATTGTAAAGAAGTAAGTAAGATGAAATATCAAGATGAGGTAGATTGGATTGTTACATCATCTAAACGAAATAACTTTATAAAGAATTTAGCCATAGATCTAAAAGGTAATACATTAGTATTATTTCAATATGTTGAGAAGCACGGAGAACCATTATTTAGATTAATAGATGGTGCAACAGATGATAAGCGTAAAGTATTTTATGTGAGTGGTAAGACACCTGCTGACACACGCGAAGAAATTAGAGCGATTACAGAGACAGAGTCTAATGCTATATTAGTGTGTTCATATGGTACATTCTCTACAGGAATAAATATAGTTAACTTACACAATATTATATTTGCATCACCGAGTAAGAGTCAGATAAGAGTATTACAATCAATTGGTAGAGGATTACGAAAGAGTACATTAGATACCACAGTTTACGATATTGCAGATGACTTACATTGGAAAGCAAATAAGAATTATACGTTAAACCATAGTGCTGAAAGAGTTAAAATATATAGTAAGGAACGATTTAAATTTAAGATACATGAGGTGAAATTATTATAAATAAGTATATGGAAAAAGACTTCCCACACGAGATATCAGATTTACCTGTCAAGTTCTTCAAATTAGTTTCAGGAGAATCAATTATAGCATACACTCATGACTTAGATGACGAGTCTAATGGTGCATTAATTGGTATAGAAGAACCAATGCATGTTCATGTAGAACCTGATTCTCATTATGTTATGACACCGTGGTTACCATTCGCTAATCAGAAACTACATGTTCTCGAAGAATTTAACGTGATGGTCACGTCTGATGTTAATGATGATGTAAAGGCACACTATATGAAGATTATATTAGATGAGATTCAAACTGATAAAGAGATGATGGAAGAACAAGTAAGGGTAATGAAAGGTAACGCGACTACCCACTAGTCCTCTTATCCTATCCCTCCGCAGAAAGAACTTTCTTATTATACCATACAAAACAGCGTTTGTACATACTTCACACTAAATAAATATGCAAATAACAGATACTGCTGCAACCAAAGTCGCTGGAATGAAATCTGGAGAAGAACACTTACGTGTTTATATTACAGGTGGTGGATGTTCAGGTTTTAATTACGGTTTTATATTAGATAAGAAAATAATAGATGGTGATTTTAGTCTTGAAAAGAATGGTATGGAATTACGTATTGATCCAATGAGCTTTCAATACTTAGATGGAATTACAATTGATTATATAGAAGATCTACAAGGATCACGGTTTCATGTGACTAACCCACAAGCAAAAACAACATGCGGATGCGGCTCATCTTTTAGCGTTTAACTATGTACAATTGATTGTTTTATGTTATAATGGTAATACATTTGAACTAATAGGAAATATTATGCCTGAAAAAATTAAACCTCGTGACAAACCCCATTACGTAAATAATAGAGACTTCTCATATGCAGTTGTCGACTATGTTACTCAAGCGAATGCAGCCAAAGAAGCTGGAACAAAGAATCCAGTTGTACCAGATTATATAGCTATATGCTTCATGAAGATCTGTGAAGGTCTATCTCATAAACCAAACTTTGTACGATATACATACCGAGATGAAATGGTAATGGATGGTGTTGAGAATTGTCTTAAAGCAATATATAATTATAGAATAGATGCATCTACTCGTACAGGTAAACCTAATGCATTCTCATACTTCACACAGATAGCTTACTTTGCTTTTATAAGACGTATTGTAAAGGAAAAGAAACAAGCTGACATCAAATTTAAATTTATGGAGCAAGCAAACATCGAAGAGTTTGTATCTGCTATTGATATGAATAGTCCTATTGACCAATCATTCCTTGATACACTTCGCGAAAAGATCTCTAAGATACAAGAAGTTGATAAGCAAGTTAAAGACTTTGCAAAGGAAGAGAAAGAGAAGAAAAAGAAAGGATTAGAATTGGTTATGGAATATGCATAAAATATATATTACTGGAATCGCTGGCTTTATAGGTTTTCATACAGCTGAGAAGTTAGCTATGGCAGGTTATGAAGTTGGTGGTGTAGATAACTTTAATGACTACTATGATCCTCAATTAAAACATGATAGGGCAAAGATATTAGAAGATAAGTATGGTATCAAAACATATAATCATGATATAGAGATTATCCCATGGAGACATCATCTAGAAAATTATGATGCAGTAATACACTTAGCTGCACATGCAGGTGTACGACATTCTTTAGAGAATCCGCAAATGTATATCGATACAAATATAACTGGAACTCAAAGATTGATTTATGCATGTGAGGAATATGAAATACCTGTTGTATATGCCTCATCATCTACTGTGGATTCTGATCATCTTAATCCTTATGCTTGGTCTAAATATGTTAATGAAAAACAATTTGAAACATCTAAACTGCTAGCTGCAGGCTTAAGATTCTACACCGTCTATGGTGAATATGGTCGACCTGATATGGCATTAGGTTTATTTGCAGAAGCTATGTCTCAAGGTAAAGCAATAGATATCTATAATGAAGGTGACATGCAACGAGACTTTACTTATGTTGGTGATTTAGTTGATGGTATTCATATTGTATTAGAGAATCTATTACTCACTCCAGCAATAAATCATCATGAGATCTATAACCTTGGTACAGGCAAATCAAATGAATTAATGGATTATATAGAATGTTTAGAAGATGAATTAGGCAGAGTATCTTTAAAGAATTATTTGCCTATGCATCCAGCAGATGTCAAATCAACACGAGCAGACATTACAAAGATTCAAGGATTAGGATACAATCCAACAACAACAATTCAAGAAGGAGTTAAATACTTTGCAGATTGGTTTAAGCATGTACATTTGGAAAATATATGATATAATGGAAGGATGAATAGATTTTTAATAATAGGATATGGCGTAGTAGGTAAAGCTGTGTTTGCTGGGTTATCACAAAAATATTCTGTAGAAACATTAGATATAGAACCAAATGAAGATTTAGATTATAGTTCTTATGATGGTATTATAGTATGTTTACCTACACCGCAAGGACCAATGGGTGAATGTGATGATATGTTAGTTGAACAATACCATCGTGAGATACGTAAACATGCACCAACAGTACCTATTCTTATTAAGTCAACTATATCTGTAGAGCTTATAGATTTATTAAGCGAAGATAGATTTATTACGACAAACCCAGAATTCTTAACTGAGGCCGACTCACAAGATGAATTTCTAAATCAAAAGTTTAGTATATTTGGTGGAAGTCAATCTTTATATTGGTGTACAATATTTCAAGATGCTGGGATTAAAATGAATCATATTAAATTTACTGATAAAAGAACAGCAGCTTACGCAAAATATGCTATCAATACATTCCTTGCCACAAAGGTTGTATTCTTTAATCAACTACAAGATATGTTTGGTGAAGATGGATTTGATGAGCTTACACAACTAATATCAATGGACGAACGTATTGGCAAAAGCCATATGATGGTTCCAGGACCAGATAGAAAATATGGATTTGGTGGCATGTGCTTTCCAAAAGATACGAGTGCCTTTGTAAAATCTGGCCAAGGCAAACTTAGTCTATTAAAAAAGGCTATAGATATAAACAAGGAGATGAGAGATGAGAGTAAAACATAGTGCATGGGTATTTGATAAAGCATTAAATAAAAAAACATGCGATGAACTAATACGAATAGGTAATGAACAAATTATAGAAGAAGCTACAGTCGATGGAGGCACAAAGCCTGCAAAGAAAACACGGGTTTGTCAAACTGGATGGATACAAGATCCATATATTATGGAACAGATTATGGAATATGTAGCTACAGCAAATGTCCAAGCTGGCTGGAATTTTGATTATGATGCTCCTCAAATGATTCAGTTTGCTAAATACGAAGTAGGTAGCCACTATAATTGGCATCGTGATACAAATATAGATATAAGTAAGACAGGTGGTGCAACAAGAAAGATAAGTATTACTATAAACTTAAACGATGATTATGAAGGTGGTGATTTAGAAATAGATTCAGAAGATCATTATTGGACAAAAAACCCACGAAAAGTACGTTGTGGTTCAGGTAATATAATTGTATTCCCATCTGATACATATCATAGAGTAACCAAAGTTACAAAAGGTATACGGTATAGTTTAGTTGTTTGGGTAATGGGTGAACCATGGAGATAGCATGAGATTACAACATTTTGTTTGGTCATTTCCAGAGGCATTAGACTCTGAGACATGTAATCGTATAATTGAATTAGGTTTATCTAAGAAAAAACGTAAAGCTACTGTTCAAAATAAACAAGAACAATATAGAGAATCAAATGTTGTGTGGTTAGATGATCGATGGATAACTGAGTTATTAATACCATACATATATTCAGCAAATGAAAAAGCAGGTTGGAATTTCCAATGGGACCCAGTTGATTCAATTCAATTTACTGAATATAATAAAGGTGGTTATTATGATTGGCATAGAGATTCATTTGAACAACCAGATGATGCTGATAAAATAAGAAAGATAAGTGTTACTATAAATCTAAATGATGATTTTAAAGGTGGTGATATGTGGTTTGATAACGCATTAGAATATAATAAAACAGATCCTAAAAAAATATCTAAATCTACAGGTGGTATTACTGTATTTCCATCTCATGTTTGGCATAAGGTAGATAAGGTTACAAAGGGTACAAGATATAGTTTAGTTTTTTGGTTTAAAGGAAATACATTTGTATGAAGATAGCATTATTAAATGATACACATTGCGGTGTAAGGAATAGTTCAGAGATATTCATAGACTTTCAAGAGAGATTCTATGAGCAAGTATTCTTTCCATTCTGTAAAGACAATGATATAAAAAAGATTATACACCTTGGTGATTATTATGATCATCGTAAGTTTGTAAATTTTAAGGCATTAAATGCTAATCGTAGACATTTTCTTGAGCCTATGAAACAAGCTGGTATGACCATGGATATTATTCCAGGCAATCATGATGTATTTCATAAGAACACAAATGATCTCTGTTCTCTTAAAGAATTATTAGGATACTATACAAGCAATATCAATATCATCATGAAACCATCAACATTAAACTATGATGGATGTGATGTGCATTTAATACCGTGGATTAATACAGAGAATTGGGATTCATCAATGAATTTCTTGGCAAGTAATAAAGGTATTATGATGGGTCATTTAGAGTTACAAGGCTTTGAAATGATGAGAGGTATTAAACAACCTATGGGTCATGGTATGGGTGTAGAACCTTTTGCACACTTTGACTTATGTTTATCAGGTCATTATCATGCCTCATCTCAGCAAGGCAATATCAGATATCTTGGGTGTCAAATGGAATTCACATGGGCAGATGCAAATGATCAGAAATATTTCCATGTATTCGATACAGATACAAAAACAATAGAGGCTATACCTAATCCATTAACAATATTTGAGAAAATATATTATGACGATACAGATACAGATTACACGAATTATGATATAAATACTCTTACGGGCAAGTTTGTTAAAGTAATTGTAGGGAATAAGTCTAACCCATACATGTTTGACAAATTTATTGAACGGATATCAGAGCTGAATACACACGATTTAAAGATAGCTGAAAATTTCTCTGAGTTCTTAGGTGAGAATGTTCTTACTAATATAGAAGATGTAGAAAATACAACCGACTTAATGGCAAGTTATATTGATGGTGTGAATACAGATCTTGACAAAGATAAGCTTAAGACTCTGATGAACAGTCTCTATAATGATGCCATAGATATGGAGATACAATAATGAAAATGAAAAAAATTTCAAAATCAAGATGGGCGATGCTAGCATTTGTTATAGTAGCAATCGTTGTTTTATTTAATGTAACAGGTTGTTCAGTATTAACTGATCAATTTGAAAAAGCTAAAGGACTGGTAATTGAAACACCAGAATGTGATTTATCATGCGACGAAATACGAGGATAGTACTACTATTAACCTTATTGCCAATACTGGCTTGGGCTGAACAAATATGGACAGACTTCAGCCCGAAGCCTGAGGCTAACGTAATTGTAATTGATGACCCTCAAACTGATGAGGTAATTGTTATGATTAAAGATCCAGTGCCTGCAGAGGTTAAACCTGAATCAACTATTGATAAAGAAAGGTATAGAAAATACTTTGAAGATGAATCATTAGTGCTTATGGTATTAGGTGGAGTAGAATATTGGAAAATGAATTGTGGTTCATTAACTTCTATGGGAGAATACTTTGTGGCATTAGCAATCAAAAAGCATGGAATAGATGAAGAGGAAATGCATATGGATATGAGTTTCCAAACAGGTCTATTCGCAGCTACGTTGTATAATAGCTGTGATCACTTTATAGCACAAGTACAAACGATTGGTTTAGAGATGATGTTTGTCAAAGACGATACATATTTAATCCAAGGTGGAGAACTAAATAACATACAAGATTCAGAAGTATAAGTATGTACATTAGTGTTTATTATGTTATAATATACCCATGATATTATTCAAAGAACTTACTTACAAGAACTTTCTTTCCACAGGCAATAACCCAATAATAATAGATCTCAATAAGTCGAGATCTACACTTATTGTTGGTACAAATGGCACAGGTAAATCTACCATCTTAGATGCCATATCATTTGCTTTATTTAATAAGCCTCATCGTAATGTCAAAAGAGGTGGCTTAGTTAATTCAGTAAATGGTAAAGCATGTGAAGTTACTATTGAATTCGAAACTGCTGGCCATAATTGGAAAGTATTGCGTGGTATTAAACCAAATAAGTTTGAAGTCTATCAAGATGGTAATATGATAGATCAGCAGACTAATGTAAGAGACTATCAAAAATTCTTAGAGCAAAACATATTAAAGCTTAATCATAAATCATTCCACCAAATTGTGGTATTAGGATCATCTTCATTTATACCATTTATGCAGCTCAAAGCTTGGGACCGTAGAGATGTGATTGAAGATCTATTAGACATTGGTGTATTCAGTAAGATGAAGACAGTACTTAAGCAACGTAATAATATACAAAAAGATTTAGCGAAGAGCTCGCGTATATCATTAGATAATCAAAAAGATAAAATAGAATATCAGAAGAGACATATCTCTCAATTAGAAAATATTAATAAATCTGCAAAAATGGATTTTGATGAAGACATATCAAGTGCTCAAAATAAAATGAGTTCTTTAAAAGATAAATTAGATAAATATCCACTCGGTCTTCGTGGTACTCTTAACTCTTTGAGGAAAGTCCGTGAAGGGTTGCAAACTGAGAAGGGTAAGCACTCACATTCTATGAAAGAACTCGTAAGCAAAGCAAAGTTCTTTGAAGTAAATACTGCATGTCCTACATGTACTCAACAGATCAGTGAAAATGTAAAGACTTCTATGCTGACTGATGTACGTACACAAGCCCAGCAAACACAAAAGGATATAGAATTAAATCAAACAAAGTATGATGAGACAATTAAAACATTAGATGATGTCCAAATACAGATCTCAGAGATGGCTGATATTAACTCTCAAATGTCTACACAAACTGATATTATGTCTAAGTTAGTTAATAAACAAGTTAAAGAGGTTGATGTAGATGCACCAGCCAAAGAACTTGTGGATATGACTTATGACCTTATTGATATACAGGATAACCTCACAGAAGCTGAAGATCAGATATTATATAACAATATAGCATCTGAGATGCTCAAGGACACTGGTATTCGTACTAAAATTATTAAAGAGTATTTACCCGTAATGAACAATCTTATAAACAAATACCTTCAAACACTTGAGTTCTTTGTAGCATTCCATTTAAATGAGAACTTTGAAGAGTCAATTAAGTCTAGACATCGTGATGAATTTGTATATGCTAACTTCTCTGAAGGCGAGAAGATGCGTATTGATTTATCATTGTTATTTGCGTGGAGACAAGTAGCAAAGATGAAGAACTCTACAAACACAAATCTATTAATCCTTGACGAGACATTTGACTCATCTCTTGATGACGAAGGTACAGACAATCTAATGAAGATCTTAAAGACATTAGAAAAAGGTACAAATACATTCATTATATCGCATAAGCCTGATGTATTAGAAAGTAAGATGGAGCAAAAGATTCAATTCGTTAAGAAGAATAACTTCTCTGCCATTACTTAGTCCTTACTTCACCTGGTAAATTTTTTCAAAAATAATCTCCAAAGACCCTTAAAACATGATATAATGGTACCATATTAATTGAAAAGGACTATATTATGAAACTGATTAAACACACTATGGACATAGATCCAAACATCTCTATTCACGAAATATTTAAAACATTAGATTTTTTCGCTGCTAGATTTATATCTTTAAACGAACAACCTAACTTACCGTTACCGTCAATAACGATTGAGATTACACCTGACATGTTGACAAGACTTAAAACTCAAATATAATCTTTCCCTGGCACCATAAAAAAGTCACCCTGGCACCATAAGTTTTCTCCAAAGACTGCCAAAACATGATATAATGGTACCATACTTAATAAAAAAGGACTAAATAATGAATAATGTGATTGAAAAACTAATGAGTAAATATCCTAATAAGACAATATTTACATCGAAAGAGATTAAAGCTGCTGCTGTTGAGATTGGTGAGAATCCTCGCTCAGCGTATACAGCTGTTAAATATATTAATAACTGTCCATCGCCTCATCGTGGATCGTATAACTTGGAGAGAATGATGCCAAAATCATCTATACAGTCAAAAGCTAAAGTCGAAATGGTCAAAGGTGTTGAATCAGTTTCAAATGACGAAGTCTTTGTTCCTGATTTTGATCCTACTTTTGTTCCTTGGGGAAACTTTACTGAAATTGTAAAAGTTCTTAAATCAAGAATGTTTTATCCAACGTTTGTTTCTGGTTTATCTGGAAATGGTAAAACATTTCAGATTGAACAAGCATGCGCTAAGCTTAATCGCGAATATGTACGTGTTCAGATTTCACCAGAAACTGATGAAGATGATTTGATTGGTGGTTTTCGTTTGATTAAAGGCGAGACTGTTTTCCAAAAAGGTCCAGTGATTAAAGCTATGGAAGCTGGTGCTGTTCTTATGATTGATGAGATCGATCGTGGAACTAATAAAATTATGTGTTTACAAGGTGTGCTTGAAGGCAAACCAGTTTTGATCAAAAAGACTGGTGAAGTTGTTGAACCTGTTGAAGGTTTTAATGTGATTGCCACTGCAAATACAAAAGGTAAAGGTTCAGAAGATGGACGTTACTCAGGTGCAACTATCATTGATGATGCATTCTTAGAGCGTTTCACTATTACTCTTGAACAAACTT